AATAGCAAGAGTTATAGTGCTGCCATCATTTGGTTGTTTAAGAATTGTTAAGGTACGACTTGCAGCTACCGCAGTAGTCCCACCTGATATACCTCCACCAACAATAGCAGTTGCTCTTGTTCCAAATGAATCTGGATCAGCAACCCTCACGACTGTGGCAGGACCACCTTGTCGTAAATATTCTTTTGCCGTATGTGAAGTTAGGTACTGAAATGAATCAGAACCACTCTCAATTACTTCACCGAAAATTTGAACATATTCACTATATGAACTAACTACGGTTGGTGTTAAAATTGGTCCTTTCAATGTAGGACCTACAATGGCCGCTCCAATTGGGCCAGCAGTTGCGGGTAAAAATGATTGGTCTATTTCATTTGTAAATACACCTGGTGATACGATTTTCTCAGCCATTTATAGTCTCCATAATGTGTGTGGATTGTATGATTATTCATATATAAATATTATGAAAAATCTCTAAAGAGACTTTTATTACACTAATAGTAATTTAGATTTTTAAATAATTACTACTCTAAAGTCTCAGTTTCAACTTCCGAAGAGTCTTCTACTGGAGCTGGAGTAAATACACCTGTTTGTGGATTCAACTGACCTGGACCATACTTTTCAGTAATCTGATTCAATAAGGTTTGTTCTTGTTGTCTTGTTTTGACAAACTCTTCTTTTACAGCAGCCTCTTGTTCATCAAGATTATGTTTTGCCAAAGCAATCTGTCCGTATGAGTTTGTTATTCTTTGATAAGATTGTTGTAAATCACCAAGAGATTTTAGCTCTTCTTCTGTGAATTTTATTTCTTCTGACATTTATAACTCCTAAATAGGTTTTGATTGTAATATATACATATATAATTATATAATTTTTTCGGAAAACGACACTTTTTTTGGATTATAAGCTCTGCCCATTTCAGCAGTTTTACCAAATACATTATCGGTGAATTCAGGTATCATGTAGCCTTTCATTGATAATGTCAATTCATTTCTGATTAGTCTTTCACCTTGTGATTCCATCTGTTCTTCATTGGATATATCACCCTCAAGTGCTGATAAGAATCTATGACTCGTCTGGTCTCCCCAATATGTTTCCAAGTGTTCAACCATGATTGTATTCAAATCATTCATCTGTTCCATGTATGATGTCATCATGACAATCGTATAGTTTGCCACAACAAAATCAGGCATGCCGGTCTTGATGAATTCTTCAACCGGCTTTTGACCAGTCAATACGGCAAACCTATCATATCGATTTGAACGACTCCAACCATTACTCGACCTAACCACGGATATGAATCTACCCTTTACATCGTTGTCGAATGAAAGAGGCATATCAGGATTCATACCAAGTGATGTCCTTCTGACCAAGATTATTGGTAAGATTATGCTACCATTCCTATCTCTTAGAGTACCACGACCTCTCACAGACTTCCACCTTTCTTCATTAGCATATAATACAGGCACCTTGATTATCTCATTGGATTCCTTGACAACAGGTTTCATCACATTCTTCATGTGATTGATGACAGCAGTATCAATATCTTTAATACCGATAGCATAGCTCTTTGTAGCATCTCGTCCACCTTGTTTTCTAATGGTGACTCTTGGATTTCCTATATCAGAACGAATGGTTGTTTGTTCAGCACGATTTATCGATGATTCGTTTGGAGCATTATCGTTTGTTATTGGTTTAATTGCCACGGCGTAGTTTCCTTAGTTTGTCAATTTTACTCTCTGATTTGTTCACATAGGTTTCAGATTTCAACCCTTTGGTCGATGCCTTGTCTATCGTTATTTGTTTTTCAATCGGCACCTCTACGGCACCCATCGTTATGTCTTTTTTCTCTCCGTAGATATTACCTTGTTTTAGTAAATCTATTATCTCATCAAATCTATCGGGTTGTGGTTCACCATAGATATTATCTATCGTGTTGTCAACGGCACTTTCTACGGGCGTTGATTCTACCAAATGAGACCGTCTTGGTTTCATCACCAATACTTTGTCTAGCATCTGAACTGCCATTACAATCTCTTAACCCAACTCAATACATTGGATAATCGTAAATCATTTCGTTTTAATACATCTACTTCTTCTGAATTCTTATCTTGTAAAGTCTTAATCATTTCCTTTTTCATTTTAGAAGTAACTTTAACCTTTGGCCATTTACCATAACCATCAACCCCTTCAGCAGATCCAAATCCTACTCCCATAAATTCTGGTTTTCCGTATTGTGGTTTAAATTGATACTCTATTGTTACCCAACCACCACCATAATTATCTTTACTATATACAAAACTAACCACATAACCAACATGCGTCTTTCTATGATATGCATCACCAACATTGATGTCTTTATCAGTTAATTTCTTTTCTAATAATAAGTCTTTTAGTTTAATCATCTTGGTCTCTCTTCAATTTGTAAACTTGATAATCTACTACGGTGTGCCGTAGCCTTTATGGAGTGATTGAAACTCGGATGTCCACCAATCAACTGTGGTTCTGTTACCCCATTGATTTCCCAATAATAATTATTCCAATCACATATATCACCAGACTCTGGCATGAAATTTAAACTACCACTTGCCAGATTGTTCCTTTGAAACATCAGGTCTATCGTGGAGTTCACATCAGCACCAACATCTTGAAACTGTTCAACCTCTGGCGCATTATATCTGATTAAACAATTTACCCTAAACCCAACATTGAAATACTTTGTCGTTGATTCTCCGTAGATGTTGTCCTTTGTGTGTTGGGTATTTATTTTGTAAATATCCACAACTTGACCTACCATCTCATCTATTAATTCCTCGTTCATCGAATCAATAAGATTTATTTCTTTAGTCGATATAAAAAATGGTCTTGTAGCAGACATTTGTTTATCCTATGAATATTGGTAATGGAGCTTTTGCCAATACCTCTTGTTGAGCATTTGCTTCTTCAGCCTCGGCCTTCAACTTCTCGGTCAAAGATACCGATTCCAAGAAGTCCCTTAACTCTTCTAATAATTGTTGTTTTTCTTCCCTACCCTCAGTCTTTAAAGCTTCACCATCCAAAGTTACCTCTCCGTCAGGCACTGGCATAGAACTGTACTTACTTCGTATAATACCCAATAATTCTTTTGCTAAAGCATAGGTATATTTTCTAATCCATTGTCGACCAGGTTGATTGATTGAACTATAAGTAATGAATTTATACGGAACATTAGAAGGATCTGATACACCACCTTGTAGGGAAGCACTAACATTGTTTGTGTTTCTAATATCATCCTTAACATAGTATTCAAAATATATCTTTTCTCCAGTATCACCCTCTACAGGTTTTGGGAAAATTCTTAATTTATTATTATGTAGTTCAAAACTATAAGCACTCTTTCTAACCAAGTCGGATGTCTCTATGGCATTTGCTCTAGCCAAATCATAAGATATTGGTTTCAATACAAATGATATTGCTGGTGATACATTACCAAAACCAAAACTATCTAACAACTGTCTTTGGTCAAAAGTACCAGCAAAAGGATCATAAAATCTTGTGATGGATGATGGAGCATGATTGAAGACTCTTTGTACCTCTATTCTTTTATTACTCTCACTAACACTTGCCCATAAATTCTGTAAATCATAATCTTGATTTGAAGCTGACAGAGTTATAAATCCTTTTTTTAAATCATAGGTTTCACTCAGTCCAGCAACCTGTCCGTACTTATCAGATAGTGTAACTGATGGTCCTAATGTTGGAGTTACAGGATTTGATGAGCCTGTGCTCAAGGAACCTGATATTCTATTTTTCTCTCCGTACTGTTCCCACATCCAATTCTTGATGTTGTAATTGTTAATGTGTTGTGAGTATTCATTTACTGATTCTTCAAAACAAGCATAGATAGAACCACTTGGTATTTCTATTTGTAAAATAGGAAACCCAAGTCTTTTAGCACACCACTTGGTTACAGAAACGATATCGGTTTGAAATGTTGAATCACTATCGTAAGTTCCATATGGTGTTTGTCCAGACACGAATGTTGATGGATCTTCATAAGCATATTCTAATTTTGGCATATATTATTCTCCTACCTATAAATATACACTTTACAAAAACAAAAGGGGATGTTTAACCATCCCCTTGAGTATTTTATTCAACAGTTAAAATTAACTATTAAGCAGCGGTTACTGGTAATTCACCACTAAACCATTGAACACTATCCTGTGCTATACATATAAGCATAGTATCAGCCGCTAGTACAGCAGCAGCATCGTCTGATAATGGATTTATAGCATCACCTGATCCAGGATATACTTTTAGTGTTTTATTACTAAGATTATTTAAAACTATATATATCTCACCCACATCTACAGAGGATAGTGGTGGTAAAATAACACCCTTTGTGTTATCTGCAGTTGAACAAAGCACTATTGCTCCGCCTTGAGCAACGATAGCTCCTGCATCAGTTTCATCCGAACCAGCTGCTACTACAGTCTGTAATCCCAATGAAAATCCACCACTAAATATATTGTTACCTTGCTCTACCCCACGGATAGCAGCAGTTTCTATCTGTCCGAGGTTCATGATGCCACCATTTACATTGGTGACTTTTTTTATATTATTTGCCATTTTGATTTTCTCCTTGATTTACCCAGCCTCGGGAAAATCGATTATGACCATTTAAGGCCTTGTTAATTGATATCATTTATAAATATAACAAAAAAGGGAAACCGAAGTTTCCCTTTTTCATTAATCGGTTATTATGATTTATTAAATCAAATCTAATGATTTACATTTAATATTAGCATAAAACTCAGGTCGAATCATCTTCTTAGCGTAACGAGTCATCACACCTTTTCTTGGTGTAAAATCACTAGGATCGTACACAAGTGGTGTTGTGATTAACGGTACATAAGGTGAATAGACAGCACCAGTTTCTAAGAAGTTACTTCCACGGAATCCAACAAGAATATTGTTTTCAGCCATGTAAGGGTTCTTATAGACTGTGTAACGACCACCTACTTGACCTACACGAGATACACCCATTGAGAACTGAGCTTGAGCAGCATCAGCATCACCAGGAGCACTCATATATCCAGGTAGAGATTCAAGGATTGTAGCAATCTTTGGCGAACATACGACAAAGTTAGCACCACCACGAAGTGTCAAACGATGAATTTCATTTGATACTTTTTGAATCTTAGCAACAAGTGTTTGATACCACTCAAACCTTGTACCATAGAAAGTAGTTGTTACGAATCCACCAGTATTGCTATTAGCAGAAGCATCATAATCCTCACCAGCTTTTGCTGACCAGAAATCAGTTGTTACGGCATCTGAAATCAACATATCAAGGATTTCCAAATCAATTTCCATTGAGATGTAATCACTTAACATTGATGTTAATTCAGCTTCTGCATCAACAGAATGATAAGCATTTAAGTCTTGAGCAAGCTCAGGTGACCAAACAGCTTTTAACTTTCTGGTTTTAGCAACGATTGGTAAAGACCTCATTTCAAGATTAACTTCAGGAATGTTTAACTGATCTACAGTAGCATTACCGATTCTATCTTCAAAATCACCTCTGTTACCAGCGTTTGTTTGTTGTACATAATCAACTGTATATGATCCAGTCACAGCAGCAGCCGCAGAAGCAGATACAATCAATGTGATAGTTCCATCATCAGCAACTTTTGTAAACTGAGGTAAGTTCTTTACGAAAGTACCACCAGTTGCAATTGGGAATGTAAAATCCCAAGAGCGAATTGCTAATTCATCAGGTCTTGTCAAACCACTTGTACTACCAGTAACTTTAAAAATCTTACCAGCAGAAGAAGCAGACAATTCTGAATCGAAATCGATATCAGCAAATGACGGTACTAAATTTGCAACTTCACCAAATACAACATTTTCAGTTGATTGACTAATGGAATATCCATAACGACCTACGCCATATAATCCAGAATCTTCTCCGAAAGGAGCAGATGAACCAGATGGTGAGTTAGGTCCTTGTTTACCCATGATGTCATCGCTAGCGGAAAATTTACCAACTGATGTTCCATACTTGAAATCAAGAAAGAACACAAGGCCAGAAGGCAAGTTCATTGGTTGAACAGAAACTAATTCCTGTGCAACGATATTACCAAAAACTCTTCTTACAAGTGGAAGAGCAACTCCAGACCATTCTTCATCACCTACACCAGCACCAGCTGATGGAGATGTTTTTGAATTCTCAGATATTAACTGACGAGCTTGGTTTTCCAACAATACGGCCATACCAGACTTCTGCCACTCATTATCCATTCCTTCTAATAGTCCAGACTTATCCCACTTTGCAACGAGTTTTTTAGATTCTTCTTTTTGCTTCCTTATAGGGGAAGGATCAAGAAGATTGTTATTTACATAATCACTCATTTTTCGTTCTCCAAATTAAAGTGTTTTAGTCTTTTAAAATACCAGCCAACTTCTTGAAACGATTTGCTACATTGTCCTCTTCAGAAATAATTTTCTTCTTAGGTGCAGTTGTTCCAGTCTTTTGACTAGCACTCTCTTTAATACTATTCTTCTTAATAGTTTCCCTATCATTAAAGGATTCTGCTAAAGTAGAATAAACCAATTTGATTTCACGAGTTGTTTGAGCTCTATCAAAGGTCTCAACAACTTTCATCTTTTGGTCATTACTTAAAACAAACTCTTTAAATAATCGGTTAGTAAAAAGAAGTTTAGCATTCAAGATGTTAACTTCATGAAGCTTTTCTCTTAGAAAAGATACAGCTTCCTTATATTCATTAAGCTCTGTTTGCATAGCTTCTACAGATTCGTGAACTTTACCCTTACCAGGATCTTCTTCATCAGATGCACTTGCCATTTTAACGCCAGTGCCTTTTCCGATACCAGATGATTTGGACTGTTCTTCAAGGTCTTCTTCTTCGTCAAGTTCTACAGACTCGTCTTTCTTTTCATCTTCGTCATCATCATGTTCGCCTTCTTTAATAGACTCATCTTTTTTGTCTTCATCGTCACCTTCTTCAAGTTCTTCATCTACATTTTCAGATTCAGCGATTTCAGTTTCAAGCTCTTTGATTACAGACTCAAGGTCTAGCTCTTCTTCCATGTCGTCTTCTTTTTCATCTTCATCTTCTTCTTCTTCAGAAACAACAGGAGCATACTTCACACCATCGATTTCAATGATTTCACCTTCATCGACTTCTTCTTCGTCATCATCTTCATCGTGCATACCTTCATCTTTTTCTTCGTCATCATCTTCTCTTGAAGGTCTTGGTGATCCCATTTCATCCATATCTTCGTCATCATCTTCTCTGCGAGGATCTTCTTCATCATGCATACCTTCTTCAACATCTTCTTCAGATAATTTAGCAGAAAGCATTGATTTCAAATGTGGAGTAAAGGCTTCTTCCAAAGCCATCTTAGCATTTTGTAGAGCTGTTTCACGAACTGCTTTTGCATCAGCAATAGCTTCTTTTAGTAAATCAGACATAATTGTCTCCATTATTTTACATATTGGAATAAAGTTATTTTAAAACTTTAATGGGGGGATTAAATATATTTAGACACCGTATCATTTAAACGGTGTATTGGAATTGTATATATAAGTATAGTTTAAAAAAGAAAACTAATCGTTATTTGAATATTTTCTTCTATGTTTTACAGAGTTTCTTTTTCGTCTTCTTTTAGCAGATGGTTTTTCATAAAACTCATTATCCCTAATTTGTTTCATTAGGTTTGCATTTTTGACTCTTTTTTTAAATAACGATAGTGCTTTTTCAACACTTTTACCTTTTACCTCAACATACATCAAGGTGTTTCTATGTTTATCAAGTAACTTTTTTCTTTTTCTATTCAATTAAAACCCCGTTAGCCATCCGTTAGCAGAAGCAATTCCTGCCATTATAAATCCAATTAACCATCCTAATCCAAACCATACGATTTCTTTAGTGTGTTTCATTAACCAATCCATTATATATCTCCTAATAAGTCTTTTAGTTTTGGCATCTTTTCCTCTGATGTCATTAGTTTGTTTTGTATTTGTTGTTTTATAAATCTATCTGCCAAGTGTTTTTCCTTACCGTACTTAGCATGTTCCCACTTTTTTTGTAAGGATTGTGGTAAATCGGTTTCATTTAAACCATTGTTTATAAAAGATGTCACCCTACGAGCATCAACACTTTTTACCTTTCGATAACGATACTCCTCTAATTTCTTCATCCACTTTACAACCTCTTTTACTGTTACTTTTCTACCGATAGATTCATTCATTTTCTTAAAATCCTTTTCTAACTCTTTGTGTCTTTTAGTTGAAGCAATATTAACATCATTAACATCATCATTATTTATTTCATTATCGTTTTTATCAATCGTATCATCAGTTATTGGTTCTAAATCAACCAACTCATAGCCAGTCGTTTTCTTGATAATTCTTGCCAACTCTGACCTATACCTAGCATACTTTTCCGAAGGCATATATCCTGTGTATCCCTTTGTGCCAGGTGAACCGAGTGTTCCTGTTGATTCATTAATCTTCTTCTTCAATTAATTGTGCCTCTGAAAGACACCCACGAGCTACTGCCGTATGAGCATCTTCTATTAAAGTTATTTCCGATATTGGTATTGGAAAATCAGATTGGTCAAACTGTTCGTTAAACACATCTAAAAATCCCTTTACCAACGATGTTCCACCACCAATTACTATTGGTACTGGTTCAGGAAAATTAGGTACATTATCAATACCCTCAAATTGAACCTTTAGGTTCGTTAATAAATAGTTAACAAGAGCACCATAATAGGAACGAATTGCAATTAAAACATTAGATTCTTCTGTCCCCTCTTCATATATGTCGTTAATCGTACTCTTGTTTAGGTTTAAAGTCTTTGAACTCTCTTTTATATTGGTTACTTTAGCTCTTGATACACCAGTATCTTGTGATACACACTCGTCAATCCAATCACCACCACGACTCACACTAAAGGATAGAGCAGTCATTCCTTGATACATGACGGCTATATTACACATACCCGCACCCATAGAGATTGCCACACCAGTCAACTGAGTATCAACCAATCCCTCGTATCCCAAAGCAACGGACTCCTCAATCTTTTTTACCGAATACCCATACTGTTCAATGATTGTTCTTAATACATCTTCGTGATAACTGACTTCTCTTTCTACATCAATTGGTTTTGATGGGACACAATATACACAAGTTTCATTGTCTTTAGCATCACCCAATAGTTCACCGATGATAGCATTTAATACTGGCAAACTGTCCTTTTCGGTTGGATTTAACAATCCACTTTTCATAGGTCGTTTCAATTCTGCTGTACTGAATATCTGAGCATAATTAAAAGCGTGTTGACCGACAATGTGTATCTTCTTGTTCTTTTCAACATAGGGAATACCTTGTCGCTTTAACATTCTTTTTACTTGTGTAACCTCTCCATCAACCGTTAGGAAAGCATTTCTTTGTTTTTTAATTGTATCTTCTGTGGCAGCGATGTAAAATGATGTACCACAATCCAAACCTTTTGCCATTATAACTTCCTCATTTGTTTTAATTTATCTTTTTGGGTTTTAACTTTACCCTTTATAACCTCATCAGAAACCACATTGTGTATAGATGC